TAGACTAAAAAGACTTTTTTCCACTGATGTTATAATTAGAAATGTTGGGGGGAAACAACTTAAAGTAATTGACACAGACAGAATACAGAAATATGGTAATTTAGAATCTAATTCTCTTTATGATAGATTTACTAAATTACATAGACCTGTTGGTTCTTCTCTCCAATACAACCCTACTCTTAATTATTCATCAATGCGTCTGCAGCTTTATAGTGACTATGAAGCTATGGACTATGATCCTCTTATAGCAGCTGCTTTAGATATAGTATCTGAAGAATCTACTTTAAAAGATGAATATGGGGATGTGTTAACAATTAAATCTAATAATGACAACATTAAAAGAATTCTAAACAATTTATTCTATGATGTTTTGAATATAGAATTTAATTTACCTTCTTGGGTTCGCCAAATGTGTAAATACGGTGATTTTTATTTAAAATTAGAAATTTCTGAAAAATTTGGAATTTACAATGTCTTACCTCTTTCTGTATACGGGGTAGTAAGAGAAGAAGGAATGGACCCTGAAAATCCTAATTACGTTAAGTTTGTTCTTGATCCTAATGGTATGGCCCAAAGTCAATCTTATAGCACTGCTAGGCGTGAACAATTTGCTTTAGAAAATTACGAAGTAGCCCATTTTAGACTTCTTTCTGATGCCAATTATATGCCCTATGGACGTTCATATCTTGAACCTGCTCGTAAGGTATTTAAACAATTAATGTTAATGGAAGATGCAATGCTTATTCATAGAATAATGCGTGCACCTGAAAAAAGAGTATTCTATATGAATGTAGGTGGTATACCACCTAATGAAATAGATAATTTTATGGAGAAGACCGTTCGTAATATGAAGAAAACTCCATATATTGACCAACAAACTGGTGATTATAATTTAAAATTTAATATTCAAAATATGACTGAGGATTTTTATATCCCAGTTAGGGGTAGTGATGCATCAACTCGTATAGATACTACTAAGGGTCTTGATTATGATGGTACTAATGATATTGAATATTTAAAAAATAAAATGCTTGCCGCCCTTAAAGTACCTAAAGCCTTTTTAGGTTATGATGAAAATTTAGAAGGTAAATCAACACTAGCTGCCATGGATATTCGCTTTGCCCGTACTATTGAACGTTTACAACGAACTATAGTATCTGAGCTAACTAAAATAGCATTAGTCCATTTATATACTCAAGGATTTGAAAATGAGCAATTAATAGATTTTGAACTTACTCTTACTGGCCCCTCAATTGTATTTGAACAAGAAAAAACTGAATTATATAAATCTAAAGTAGAATTAGCCACTAGTATTTTAGATAATAAATTATTTTCTAAAGAATGGGTAGCTAAAAATGTATTTAATCAAAGTAGACAAGAACTAATTGACGAAAATGAAAAGTCTCTTGATGATGCTATGCATAAATTTAGAGTTAACCAAATAGAAAATGAAGGTAATGATCCTATTGAAACCGGTGAATCATATGGTACTCCACACGATTTAGCTCATTTATATTCTAATGCTCGATTAAAGCAAGATAAAGAATTACCTGATGGCTACGATGAAGAAAAACCTGGCCGTCCGAAAAAGAACATAAGCTCATATAATAGTGATAAATCTAATTTTAGTAGAGATACTCTGGGCAGAAGCGGCCTTACAGGAGATGATACTCCTGATAGGACTAATGATGTTTCTACATTAGCTTTAGAATCTAATAAACAAATGGTTAAAAAATTAGCATTAGGTCGCCTTAAAAAGCAAATGCTTCTTAATGAAAATGAAGATAATTCATTATTAAGTGAAAAAAATATAATAAGTGAATAACTTTTTAGGAATCTTTACATATTTATATAAGAATAAATCTATTTATATATGAAACCTAAGCACTCCAAGTACAAAAATACTGGGATAATATTTGAATTATTGACGAGACAAATTACGTCAGAAACAATATCAAATTCCACACCAAAGGCTGTAGGTATATTAAAGAAGTTTTTTAATAAAAATTCAACTCTTTTAAAAGAATACCAAATATATTATGCATTGCTTAATAAAAAATTTGAAAAAGAAGCCAGTGCTAGTGTATTAATAGAAACTTTAATAAAGTCTCACTCTAAACTGAATAAATCTGCTTTAAGACGCGAGCGTTATAATTTAGTTAAAGAAATCAAATCTACATATAATGTAGAAGATTTTTTTAAAGCTAAAATTTCTAATTATAAAATATATGCCAGTATATATAATTTATTAGAAAATACTACAAATAGTCCTATGTCTGTAGTAAATTCAAAAGTAAACTTACTTGAACATATCACTGAAAAAGGTCTTCCAAATAAACCAAAAATTGAAATGGTGATGGAAGAGTATGAAAAATTTGATAAGGAAACTCGAGCACTTACTTATAAATTGTTAATGGAAAAGTTTAATGAAAAATATTCTGTATTATCTGATAACCAAAAAAATCTTTTAAAAGAATATGTTTATAATGTGTCTAATAGTCCTAAATTAAAATTTTTCCTTAATGAAGAAATAGAAAAAGTAAAGAAAGAAATTAATAAATACATACCTCATACCGATAAGATTACTCAAATAAAACTTAATGAGGTATCTAATATGATTAAACCTTTATGTAAAAAATCATCTGTGCATGATGATAATATCATTAATTTAATGAATTATTATGAGTTAGTTAATGAGTTAAAATCAACTATTTCGTTATGAAAGTAAGCCAATTAAGAAATTTAATTCGTGAACTCATTAAAACCGAACTTGAAGAAGGAAACACTACTGGTACTGGTGCTTCTATTAGTACTGGCGATAGCGAAGCTTATGCCACACCTAAAGCATTTTTAAAACCTTCTGATTGGAAGAAAAAAAAGAAAAAAACCAAATATATTTAATAAGTTATGGCAAAAAAAATTAACGCATTTGAATTTAGTACTAGCGGGAATAATAATAAACGTCCCGGTATTCATTCTAAAAATAATACTAGTAAAAATAAAAATTCAAAAAACTATAAAAAAACCTATAGAGGACAAGGACGATGAACCAATTATTAGTAGAACATATACCATTCCAAGTCGATAGACTTTTAGTAGAGCAGTCAATTAATGAGAACAAACCATTAATTGTTAAAGGTAAACTCCAAGAAGCTGGTACTAAAAACCAGAATGGTCGTATCTATGATAAAAAAATCCTTGAAAGGGAAGTCCAAAAATATATGGAAGGTCCCATTAAAGAAAACAGAGCTCTGGGTGAATTAGACCACCCAGATTCTTCTGTTATTAATTTAAATAATGTCTCCCACAACATTAAAAAGATATGGTGGGACGGAGACTCTGTAATGGGTGAAGTAGAAGTATTATCTACTCCAGCAGGTAATATTTTAAAAGAATTATTTCGTTGTGGTATCACAGTAGGGATTTCATCTAGGGGAATGGGTTCTGTAGAAGAAAACAATGAAGGAGTTTTAATGGTTCAAGAAGATTTTGACTTATTATGCTGGGATTTTGTTTCAACCCCATCTACTCCTGGTGCTTATATGGCTCCCTCTATTATGAAAGAGGGTGTAGAATATAATAATAAATACAACAAAATACACAACATTATAAGAGACATTATCTGTGACAGCACAGGAATGTGTAAGTGTTAATACTATATGGTTTTTAAGGCTTTTATATATTTATAACATATAAAGAAAGCATACACTATTAAAATATAGTGTCCCTGGATTTTAAAACAAATCCCTATTAGAGATATTAAAATCTCTATTTCCTGTATAAACTTACTGGAAGCCAAAAAAATAATTAAAACAATGGCTAAAGAACTACTTAAAGAAGCTATCGCAGATGCGAAAGCGGTTAGAGAAGTGGCTTTGCAAAATGCTAAAATGGCATTAGAAGAAGCTTTCGACTCAAAAATTAAATCAATGCTTTCTGCTAAATTGGCTGAAGAAATTGAAGAAGACTTTGAACTCGAAGAAGAATTCGAGGATGATCTAATGATGGATATGGATGACGATCTAATGATGGATATGGATAACGATCTAATGATGGGTCCTAATGATGATTTTGATCTAGAAGACGACTTTGAATTTGAAGACTCTGATCTCGCAGAAGCAGATGATGATGAATTAGATGAGGAAATTAATCTTGATGAACTTATGGCTGAACTTGATAAAATGTCTTATGATAAAGACGATGATACTATGGAGGAAGCTCGTCGCCGTAAGAAAAAAGATGATGATGAAGAAGATGAAACTGTAGATGAATCATTTGACATTGATGCATTAATTGCTGAAATTGAAGCTGAACTTGAAGAAGGTTCATACAATGAAGATGATGATACTATGGAGGAAGCTCGTCGCCGTAAGAAAAAAGACAATGATGAAGATGAAGCTATTGAAGAAGCTCGTCGTCGTGCTAGTAAGGCTGAAAAAGAAAAAGAAGAAAAAGAAAAAGAACTAGACGAAGCGCTTAAAACCGTTGAATCACTCCGTGAGTCTATTTCTGAAATGAATCTTTTAAATTCTAAACTCCTCTATTGCAACAAACTTTTTAAAGAGAATGCCTTATCTGATTCACAAAAGGTAAAAGTAGTAGAAGCATTAGATGAAGCTACTACTACTAAGGAAGCTAAACTTGTCTATTCTACTTTAAAAGAAAGCTTTACTATGACTAATGTAGAAAAGCGTTCTATCAAAGAAGGATTAGGCCTTTCATCTAGACCAACCAATGCTAAAAAGGTAATAACAGAATCTACTGATGCTACTATTGCTAGATTCCAAAAATTAGCAAACATTAAACTTTAAAAAAAACAACAATGAACGTAAACACACTCTTAGAAGGAGCTTCTCCCCTTCAGCAAAGACAGCAGGAAGCTGCTAAATTAGCTAGCAAGTGGAAAAGATCCGGTTTGCTCGAGGGCCTCAATGGCCACGAAGCAGAAGCAACTAATATGGCTGTTCTTCTCGAGAACCAAGCTAGACAATTAGTTCAAGAAGCTAACGCAACTAGCGCTGGTTCTTCTTTCTCAGCAGGCGACAGTGAAGCCTGGGCTGGTATTGCTCTTCCACTCGTAAGAAGAGTATTTGGCGAAATCGTAGCTAAAGACCTAGTTTCGGTTCAACCTATGAACCTCCCTTCAGGCCTTATTTTCTACTTGGATTTCCAATATGGTACTAACCAGCCTGGATTTACTTCTGGCAATAGCCTTTACAGCGCAACTGCAGACCAAAGAAAAACTTCTCTCCCAACTCAAGGTGCCGGAAGCGGTCTCTATGGTCCTGGTAGATTCGGTTACTCAATCAACGAACAATCTGTAGCTTTATATGCTACTGGTGGTGCTGCTGCTGATCAAACTACTTTAGTAGGTACACTTACCGCTACTACCGCATCCTTTGGTGCTTTAACTGCTGCTGATTCTGCATCTGTTAACTTTGACAAAGAATTTATCAACGCAGTTGGTTTAACCAATGTTGATGTATTCAGAATTGCAACTGCATCTCTTCCTGATTTTGATCCTGAAGGTGTAAGAGCATATGTTATTAATGGTTTAACTAATTACAACCAATTCAATAACTACACTGATGGTAATGGGTACGTAGAATTATTTGCTGCTGGCGGTATTAATAATGGTGGCGCTATTACTGTAAAATATCACAAAGGTCCTGATAACTTAAATGATAGAGGTGACTTTGAAGAAGGTCAATCTGGTGTTTCTAGTGGATTTGCTGGTGCTACACCGGGTGCTGTATCTACTATGGATATTCCCGAAATCAATGTCCAGTTAAGAAGCGATACTGTTACTGCAAAAACTCGTAAATTAAAAGCTCAGTGGACACCAGAATTCGCTCAGGATTTGAATGCTTACCACAGCATCGATGCTGAAGCGGAATTGACTTCTATCCTTTCCGAATACATCTCAATGGAAATCGACCTCGAGATCCTCGACATGTTGATCAGAAACGCAGACACAGTTAATCACTGGAGCACTGATATTGCTAAAGAATTAGCTAGTGATGGAACTACTTCATCTACTGCAGGTACTGCTCAGTACTACACTAAGATGACTTGGTTCCAAACATTAGGTGTTAAACTCCAGACTGTTAGCAACATTATTCACCAGAAGACTCTCCGTGGTGGTGCTAACTTTATGGTTGTTTCACCTCGTGTAAGCACTATCCTTGAATCTATTCCTGGATTTGCTGCTGATTCTCCTGGTGATCAAAACAAGTATGCTATGGGTGTTCAAAAGATTGGTGCTATCAACTCACGTTACACTGTCTACAAGAACCCATACATGACAGAAAACATCATTTTGATGGGCTATAAGGGTAACCAGTTCCTCGAAACAGGTGCTGTGTTCTCACCATACATTCCATTAATTATGACACCGCTTGTATACGATCCAGTATCGTTTACCCCACGTAAGGGTATCATGACTCGTTACGCTAAGAAAATGGTTAGACCTGACTTCTATGGTAAGGTTTATGTCCATGATCTTGACTTAATCTAATAGAGTCTTCTTTATACAATAAGAAAAGGCCGCATAAGCGGCCTTTTTTTTATATTTATAATAAACACCAATTTAATTAAAAATAAAATGGCTAAACAAAATGTAGAAAAGACCCCTCCTAAGGGTCCCATTCGGTTTTCAATTTCTCTTTCTGAAGAGCAAAAAAGCGCTAAGGAATTAATTATCCAAAGACCTTTTAATTTCCTTATAGGAAAAGCAGGAAGTGGTAAAACTCTATTAGCAGTCCAAGTGGCTTTAGACATGTACTTTAAGCGTATTGTAAATAAAATTGTTATTACACGGCCTACGGTGTCTAATGAAGACAATGGGTTTTTACCCGGTTCACTTGAGGAAAAATTAGAACCCTGGTTAGTACCTATTCGCTCAAATATGCGCAAAGTTTATAATAAGCCAGATATTTTAAACAAATTAGAAAACGAAGAAAACATTGAATTAGTTTCTCTTACCCATTTCAGAGGTAGAACTTTTGAGAATGCTGTTTGTATTATTGATGAATTTCAAAATTTGACAAAACAACAATTACAAATGTGTTTATCACGTTTGGGTAAAAATTCAATAATGATATTCACAGGTGATAGTCAACAAATTGATTTAAAATTTAAAAATGATTCTGCTATCCACGAAGTAGCAAAAGTTCAAGGTTCTCAGTATGTGAATAAAATTGTACTAAAAGAAAATCATAGGCACGAAGCTTTAGATGAAATATTTGAATTATTAAAAGATTATAACTAAAATGGAATTTGATCCCAATACAAACACAATTAGTACTACATCCGAGGGTGTAAACATAATTATAGTTAATCCTAAAGGTGTTCCAACCAATAACTCTGAAATTACTTACTTAGATAAAGAAGAATTTAACCAATACACTGGATCAATCCAGTCTAATTTAGATTTACTAAGTATTAATATGGGTTCTTATTTAACCCAATTACCTGTTAATTTGATTTCAAGCTCAGAACAAATCTCAAATTTAGGATTTGTAACTGAGTGTGTAGATTTATCTCCTATAAACCATTTTACAGGATCAATTCAACTTGAAATAGAAAATTTAATTAACCAAACGTCTTCTTTTTTAACATACTTACCTAATAATCTAATTTCAAGTTCAGAACAAATAAAAGAATATGGGTTTATTACTACTCATATTGACATATCACCTCTTAATGATTTTACAGGTTCTACTCAAAATCAAATTGAAGACATTAATAATCAACTAGGATTATTTATAACTGAATTACCTGCTAATCTAATTTCAAGCTCAGAACAAATCTCAAATTTAGGATTTATAACCGAATGTGTAGATTTATCCCCTTTAAATGAATTTACTGAATCTATCTCTAATAGAGTAGTTACATTAGAATCACAAACTGAATCTTATTTAACCCAATTACCCGCCAACTTAATCTCAAGCTCAGAACAAATTTCAGATTTAGGGTTTGTAACTGAGTGTGTAGATTTATCCCCATTAAATGACTTTACAGGATCAGTTATAGCCTTAGCTGGAAATCTTGTTACTCAAATAAATGATCTAAGAGCAGATATTGGAACTGCTAATTATGTAAAGGGACCTTTGGTTTCTGATAACATTATTGATTTTAATGCAAAAGTTTTAACCATTATAAATGAAAATGGAATCAATAATAATACTACAGTAACACCCCCTATATCTTCTACAACTAATATAGGAGATAACATAACAGCTAAAACAGGATCATTTGATTATTTAGAGGTAAATA